GTTACAATCTGGACGTAATTTCGTGCAAAGTAAACTGGATCATCTTTACATTTAATATACTCTTCAATTTGTTCTTTCGTAAACTCAATTGGAGTATTCGCCTTCTTTAGAAGGGGATTACCCAAATAAACATCACTTGCCATAAAAGTTAATTAGCTCAACAGTTCCACGCCCTTAAAGATTTATTGATTCTGCTATCGGGATCGTTAGCAGTCTTTGCAGAAGTCAGTTTTTTCTTCATACCTTTCATTCTTGCACAGAATGATGCACGTCTCTTATTACCAACTTCCTTTGAAGGTCTCTTGAGATCACTTCCTGGATTTTGCCTTTCATAAGACTTTCTACCCTTTTCGTTTAATCCACCTTCGGGATTCTTACCAGACTTTTTCTGCCAGTCTTCAGTTTGTAAAAACTGCTCACCTGGCTTTACTTCAGAGATGTAGTAAGAGTTAACCCTTGCACCAGGATAAACCTTGTCAATCTGCAGTTGAACATCACTTCTGCTTGGTTTAGAGATCTGGGGGAAGAACATCTTGATCATATAGAACTTCCCTCTCCAAGAGAGAGTTACCAGAATGATGTTGCCTGTCTTTGCAGGAATACGAACTGCTTCTTCAACTGTTGCAGGTTCAGAAGTTGTAATCATCTGGTCAATATCATAGGTGTCATACTCAACAGCCGACTTTACTGCCTTGATTGGTTCTGGTTTTACAACGTCAACGATTGTTGCAAATGTATTTCCATATGCATCAGTAAGTTCAATATTTTTTTCTGTGAGTTCAGATCTCCAATCAGAATACTCTTCTTTCTTAACGCAGTTATTATAACGCTTACCAAACATCATCTTGGTGCCTTTCTTCTCATAACCAGGCCAACACTTTTTCGCTTCGTCCATTGGTTTGTCTGGACATGCTTTCTTGCCATGTACTGGACATTCCTCACCTTCGTGGTTGTGCATACAACCTTTCTTTTCGTCTAAAGGAGTCTTTGATACTAATGTTTCTTCTTTCTTTGTGCTATTGCCCCAGTTAGCAGCACCTTTTTTGCGGCACTTAACTAAAGCACCTGATGCATATGCACTTGGCCAGACACTATAACGTGACTTGACCTTATGATAGCAAGCATCTTTTTTGCCACTTCCCTTACCTTTCTTATCCTTTGCTTCTGTCACTTCAACTTCTTCTTTTTTCATTTTCTTTTTGGGATCTGTAGAAACGTATGTTGGTTTTGCTGCACCAGATTTTTGTTGTTGACCTGGATCTGCTTTTTTCTTTCTTCTAGCAGCAGAAAGTCTCTCTGCTTTTGACATGCTTGCTCTCTTTGCAGAAGAAACACACTTAGGAGTTCCTTCACCAGGTTCATCACTTGCACAGGTTCCACCTGTTACTACATTGACCCAACCACCTTTACCATCTTTAGACTTGGATCCTTTGAACCACTTATGAAGAGTTCCTTCATCGACAGTTTCCTCATTCGTCACATAATCTGCTGCAGTGTCAATGTAGTCTGCTGCTTTGGTAATCTTTGATTGAACCCATGCTTTGAGTTCACCCTCTCCCTTTTTACCCATCTTCTTATTAAGACGTTTCGCAGCGTTCATAACTGTCTTTAGTTCTGAACGTGCCATAGAATATTCATGATCTTTTTTGGTTTCTTCGGACATTCCGTTTCCACCATTACCATTACCATTACCATTGCCATTGGAGGTTTCTCCATTCTCAACTGGAGTGCCATTAGCAACTTCTGTAGGTTCTTTTCCATTACCGCTAAATCTAGCGGTCATTTTCATACCCTTAGAAATTGGTTTGCACTTTTTATCAGTGTGACAATAATAATATCCTGGTTTGCACTTCATTGTCTATAAATGAGACCTATTCTTTATTTAGCAGTCGTTAAATGCCGATCCAACTTGAGAACCAACTTCAGAACCAATATTCTGACCTAAGAGTAATGCCCAACCACCTGCTAACCAACCAACGTAGGGGATGCTAGCAGCGGCAGGAACAGCAACTCCAGCGGCGATAGCACTACCTGCCATTGCACCTTGTGACCGTGCTCCAGCGTCCGCCACGATGCACTCTACGTCTTTTGCAGACTTTCCCGTTTCTGTAGTCTCACCCCCTAGGTTGCGAACACCATCCATAGTAAACTGATCACGACGGAACTCAGTTCGCTGCTCAGTTCCTCCGCCAAAGAATCCTTTCTTTTCTTTGTCAAGTGTTAAGGACTTGGTAGATTCTAAGATGGCAGGATCATTTGCTCTATATTCGATCTCATATCCATCTTTACCTGCTTTAATTTTATAGGATGAATAAGGACCACGAGGAAGGTTGAATGTTGGTGGTTGCTGTACCGATGCTTGTGGTTTCAAAACATAACCGATGAGTCCTATGTGAGCAACTCCAATCAATCCACCTACACCAATAGCAACAATTTTAAGAGGTTTCATTTGACTTTCTCCGAGATAGTCTTGTCTCTAGTTTTTTGATCTCCTCTTGCTGCTCTTGAACTCGTTTACCAAGTTCTGCATTTACATCAGTCAACTTGTTTATTTTTGCCTGAAGAGCAACAGATTGTGTAGTCAAATCAAATGTTTTATCTTGATATGCTTTTAGTAAATACTGAAGATCTTGTTCATTCATTTCATACACCTAATAAAAAAGGGTGGATTTCTCCACCCTTATATTTAGATTTTAATAGGATCAGAATGATCCAGCATCTATTGTGATATTTTCTAAGTTTCTTGTATCGCCAGTACATGAAATAACTTGAGATCCTCCTGAACAATCATTAACATACAGAGAACCAATCTCAAATGCTGCATAAGTGCTAGCAGTCAGAACGTTTGAAGACTCTGAAACTTCTGCAGCAACGACCATTCTTGAAACGGAATCGTCCCAATAAACCGCTGCTTTCTTTGCAGATCCATCATAATAGTTCAGAAGTAAACCAAGATCCTTGTTAAGATCTGAACCAGGAGCACTACCATCAACAAGACCAACTTCAATCAGGGCGTCTTCAACAGTCAGAGAAGTCGTATTAACCTGAGTTGTTGAACCGTTAACATAAAGGTTTCCAGTAACAGTCAGGTTTTGTGCGACACTAGCACCACCATCAGTGGTAACAGTAATCGCGGTCGTACCGTCACTTGCTTTAATATCGTTGCCACCAACTTGAATGTCACCCGCGAAAGCGGTTAACGTGTTGGATGTCATCGTGATGTTATTATTTCCATCCGATGCTTGAATGTCATTACCACCAACTTTGAGATCACCAGCAACGGTGGTCAAAGTGTTAGAGGTCATCGTGATGTTGGTATTTCCATCAGATGCCTGAAGGTCATTACCATTAACTCTCAGATCACCACCAACAACGACTGCTGCAGAGAATGTTGAAACACCAGTGACATTAATGCCACCTGCACCAACTCTTAATCCACCAGCACTATATACAAGGTTTGCACTGTCTTCTAATGCACCAGAAGTTCCTGCAAGAACAACTCTTTCAGCAGTTAAATCGCTTACTGTTGCAGAAGCAAAGGTTGCTTCGCCAGATGCTTGGGTGATTGCACCTGAGGCATTCAGAGTTCCAGTGACGTGAAGATTATCTTCAACAAATACGTCTCCACCTGCAGAGTCAAGAATCAGATCTCCACTTGAAGTATCAATCTCTCCAGCAGATGAAATACCAATCTGAATATTATTAGATACTGCACCAGAGGTCAGAGTTGCAATACCAGCAACACTTAACTTATCGTCGATGATTACTTGACCGCCAGCGGAGTCAAGAGTTAAGTCTCCAGCAGATGTATCGATTTCTGCAGCAGCAGTGATTCCAATCTGGATTGCGTCAGCAATAGCACCCGCTGCAAATGTGCCAACCCCAGCAAAGTTAGCATTTCTCCATGCCTTTCCGTTGACACCAATATCAAATGTATTATTGGCGTTTGGTTTCAGGTCAGAGATAAACTCACCAGAAACGTTAATATCATCTGAATCCGAGTCACCAAGATTGATTGTTCCGCCTTGGAATGTTACGGTGCCTTCAAAGGTCGAAACACCAACAACATACAGGTCTCCACCAACATATTCACTGCCAGCAATATTAACGTTCTTATCAATATCTACTCCACCCTCAACTTGGAGAGCGATATCTTCACTGGATACAATCGTCGTGATTCCAGTTAATGTTGTATTTCCGCCAACTGAAAATGCTGCTCCAACATTAACATTTTTGGCAACACCGATACCACCAGAGACGATGATGGCACCGTTCCCTGTGGTTGTTGAATCTGTGGTATCTGTGAAGGATGAAATACCAGAGAATGTTGCGTTAACAGAACCAGCAGTCCAACTTAAGTTTCCACTACCGTCTTGAGTTAGGACTGTTCCATTAGCACCATGTGCTCCTGGTAGAGTATAGGTAACGTTAGAAGCAACCGTATCTGGCGATTTTAACGCAACATAGTTTGCACCGTTGTCGGTTCCTTCTACCAGATTAACTGCACTACCAACGGTGGTTGTTTCTTTAGTCCAATATCGAGAAGAACCAAAAAACTTGTTATTCGCTGATTGTGAGGTTAGACCAATATAGAAGTCTGAACTGTCGGTTGCAAAACCAGGCTCACCCGCTCTCAAGGCAGGAAGGTTTGCTAATAAACCTCTTTTTATCTGTAGAACTGGAGATGCCATTTCTATACTTTACCTTTTAGTAGTATTTATTGATTTTATAACATGAAGTAAGGTATAATACTAAAAAGATCCACCATCAAGGTCAATTTTTTGGTCAAGATCCTGATCAAGTGTGTTAAGGAACGCTGTTGGGAGACCAACATATCCAACATTACTAACAGAAGATGCTGCTGCAATAAGAACTTGATCTGGGTCAACTAACTTAAATGCACCAACTGCGTTGTCATAGACAACAACAAAGTTTGTCCTTGTTCCATCAAGATTATTTTGGTTGATGTTTACATCAGTTAGGTCTGTAAATTTGTTTGCCACTTCTGTTTCGGATAGAGTTGCATCAAATTGACTACCACCTTCGACAAGAGAACTATCCTTGTCTAAGACGATATCTAATGATGAAGTATCTAGACTGATGTCGTAATCTGCCATTAGGATGCGAGTCCAGCAGTAATTAAAACCATACCTTCAATAACTCTAGTTTTAGATCCACCACCACTTTCAATCACAACATCATAATAATACCTACCAGGTTCTAAATCTGCAGTTACTGAGTTAGTTAATGTTAAGGTAACTTTTCCAGATGCTGCAGTTATAGAGACACTAAAATCTGTAGTTGAAGAAGCAGATGGATGTTTTCCAATTTTTGCAGCGGCGGTGTAACCAGTCAATGGTAACACTGTACCATCAGGGTTTTTGATGGTAAAAGTTGTAGTAAAATCAGTTCCCTGTTCTACTGTTAGATTGACTGATCTCGCTGCCATGATCTATGGTTTTATTGATTATTTAGGTCCTTAGATTTTAAGAGTTTTTGAAGTTCTGCTGTAGAACCAACAAATAGGGCATTTGTAACATTTGTTGGTCCTTTTGGAGATTCTTCTTCAATATCTTTTAACTTTTTCTGCAGATCTATTAACTTATCTGTTGCATCAGCAACGTTTTTTATTAGTTGTCCAGCAACTTCATATGCTCTTGGCATCTCACTTTCTTGTGCAAGTTCAAGAATACCATTCACTGCTTCTTGACCCTTTTCAATCAGAGAATATAAGTTTCCTCTAGTATATTCATAATCTTTTTGAACCTCTGTTTTTTCTGATTTTAACTCTTTAATAATTGCAGGTTCTTCGACATTAGTCTCTACAATTTCTGCAGGACTTACATTAAACACTTCGTCAAGTTTATCAGTTTTCATCAGATGTCCTCACCTTGAGATGGACTATATTCTTTAAAGTCTTGGAAGAACGACAGAGTTTCATTAAATCCGAAGTCATCTCCAACTTCAATCAATACATCATCGTCAGTGTTGACGACGTTGACATATGCACCTACACCGTGCTCAATCGCTTCTGTTCCATCCATACCCCTTTCAACAACAATCTTGGTGCCATCAATTTTCTTGATACGCATTTGCTCACCATCAACATTAATGTATGATTTTTCAGTGAGACCACTTACACTACTTACATCAATGATAGTTTCTGTCTTGGTTACATTCTCTGTAAACGTTGTGGTTTGATCAACGTTGTAATCGCGGACAGCACGGGGAGTGACACTATAACGCTGCTCTCTTCTTGCTTGATTTTGATCGATTCCAGTCATGTAATCGATAGTTGCCTTCTTGATAACTCCAGATGCAGAAGCAACAGGACCAAACAGATATGTTTTTGCAGTAAATGTTAGAGTGTAATATAAAACTCTTCTTTGATTGAAATCGCCATCATAATCATCTCTCATGGAGATTCCATCCAGGATCACGGGAATGTCTCTTTTTTCTCCAATATCAGAGATCAAGTTAACCGTCATTGTATATGCTGGTTGGAAATATGGCAGAATCTGTTCGATGATCTGCAAGCAATCATCATTCTTCTTCGCCATGATTGCCAACTCAAATCTCATATTATAAGGGACTGGCATATAGACTTTCTTGGTAGTTGTCTTATCACCAAGATTTCTAGCTGCCTT